CATCACAAACTCATAGATCATTCCAACTCTGTTTGTAGAAGTTGGATCATCAGATCCCGCTACTGCTGGAGTTGCTGTGTCTATGATTGAAGGTAAATTAAACACGGTAACTGCGTCTCCAACCTGTATAATTTTACCTTGATATTTATCAATCCCTACAATGTTAGTTCCACCATCGGTAGTTCCTGCACCTATTGATTGAGCCATTTCTGGACCTGTTCCTAAGAATCCTCTTAAGGATCTTACTGGTCCCGCAAACGTTGTTCTTGCCATAATTATTCTCCTAGTTAATGTGAATATCGTCTCTAGGCCGTCGACTATACGCGTCGATATCCAATTAATATTAATTGTATAGTGGGTTTATTATACCCAAAAAAAAGGGGCGCTACAAGAGCGCCCCTTAATAGATTTTAAGTAATCTAATTAAATAGATTACGCTGCTCCGCCAGTTCCGTAGATTCCTCTAGGGTCAGACCATCCGAAGACGTATCTTTCTCTAGCTTTGAATCTTACGTTACCAGTGTCGAAATCTCCTTCGATAGCTGTCTTGATAGGTGCTCTAACAAAGTGTTTTAGACCGTTAGGTGCATCTGTAATCAAGAACCACGCATCACTGTCATTTAAGTAATGGTTAACGAAGTATCCTTCAGGAACCATTCCCATGTGCATTAATGCGTTGATATCATTGTCAGCAGTGCCAACTCTTTGAGGTGATTTCAAAATTCTTTCAGCTGTGAATTGATTTTCTTTTGGAATAATCATTCTTCTAGCTTGAATTGCAATTTTTAATCCTCTCTCGTCAACAAACGATGCAATGTCTATCATGCCTTGTTCTAATGAGGTTTCAGACAAGTCTGCAGCAGTAGCCAGCGTATTGCTGAACGTACTGTTGTTAGCAAGTGAGTGATTAGTAACGCAAAGTGCGCTTCCGTCACCACCTGTGTAGTTAGCATCAAAAGCATTATTCAAAATCGCGGCAGCTTTCACTTGTTTAGTGTGTGCCATTGATCTTGCTAAAGCTCTTGTGTATCTACCAGCTAATCTGTCATATAGATTGTCTTCAATAGCTTCTTCAGTGATAGCAAAAGCGAGAGCAATTGTCTCGTTAGTGTATCTAGAAGTATAAACCTCAGTTGCATTGTCGTAAGTGACCATTGCACCTTCAGATTTAGTTGCTGCTCCAGCAAAGCCGGAAAGCATTACTTCTTCTTCGAAAGCTCTGTCAGACGATTCTGTCATGAAAATCGCTGCTGCTTCATTGTCGTATCGGTTATATTCAAGTCCAAATAGTGCATTCAGACCTGGTTCTAGTTCTTTGACTAGCTGTGCTCGTGATATTGCCATATGTCTATGCTCCTATTAGATTCCTGCACCTTTGTTACCGTAAAAGTGATTATTGATAACCACTAATGCTTTAACATTGCTTGCAGTTTGATCTTCGTTGTCCGGATCTTGAGAGACATCAATTACACGAACTGCTTGAGTCGTTTTAATATCATTCGTAGATCTGTCCAACTGAACTTTGGATATACCTGTAGTCGTACTTCCTGTAACGTTTGTTACATCGAAGTTTTGAAAAATGAAAGTCGTATTCAGATCATCGTCAACATCAATCTTGAAAACTACGCTTGGGTCATCGATCACGAACGCCATAATGTCGCTCGCTGCAATGCCACCTGCATAATAATTACTCCAAGTTGGTTTGCTAGTAGTAGGATCTGTATAAAAACAACCATTAAAAACACCACAGATTCTTTCACCGTTTGCTGCAGTGTGACGAACTATTGTTCCTGTAGCTGCAGCTTGAACTGCATCTCCTTGGAAAATAGCTGTCGATTCGCTTGCCGCAATACGATATCTATTCTGAGCATTAATAAAGGGACTTCCATCTATCTTACGAACTGGTTTCAGTCCGTAGGTTGATGATGTATTTGCCATCTTTATATCCTCCGTTGGCGATTTCTCGCCGGGTTAGTTTAAACGATTTTGGACTATAACTAATAAATTAGGTTTTTCGTCCGCCACCAAAAGTTACTCGAGACTGTCTATCAATATTGATAGGCATTCCCGGGTGTTGCTCCTTCATTAAATCGTTATCAACCGCGGTCATTGAATCTGCTGATATTTTTTTAAAATAATCAGCGCGCGATCTTGCGATCTCCTCAGGTATCCTTGCCAACACAAGGCCTCCAACCCCAATTAAACCAGCGTATTTTCCTTCATGAATAGTCGGGTATTCATTTTTGCCTAATTCACTTAACAGTGTTTCAGCTTTAAGAAATTCCCAACCTTCTCTAAGTCTTTTGGATACATTAGCTGAATCCATAAAACCCATACTCTCAGTTCTTATCCATCTCTGAACATAACCTTGAGGCGCCGCTGGCGCATCGAGACTAGATGGTGGCGTCCAGGGTTGATTACGTGTATCTTTATCTCTCTCCTGTGACGCGCGTGAGGTCTTTATTACTTCACTCGAGCTTTTTTTACTCATGCTTCCTCCTTCACGTATTTAGCGTATTCTTCTAGTGGCACCCCTAATTTTTTAGCAATAGCCACCTGTGATTTGGTGAGTCTCACAGATCTGCGTCCTTGTTGAGTTCTACCAGCCGAAGCTACCGTTTGGACGGGTTTACGGGCTTCTGTTTTGGCCGTAGCAGTCTCTGACTCAAATTTATGAGGAAAATATTCCCTCATTCTTGTGTCAATTTGATTATAATACTCATCACTCTCGACATCAACCCCCCTGCTCATTAAATCTTCATGAACATTCCAGGCTGCTCCCGACATGATTCGATCATTACCAAACCATTCATTTTTCTGAGCCCAAGACTTCGCTTTTTCGCTTGGTTCATTAAACTCTTCCGGCATTTGAGCCTGCATATTCCCTGCTTGTTCTACCGTTTTAGTTTCTTCTGCTTGTCTTTTTTTCAAAGCCTCGTGCTCAGCTAACTTTATTCTAGCTTTCTCTTTTTCAACAGCAAGTCGTGTTAGTTCATCAGTAGCTTCCATAATTTTATTTGGTTCTTGCGTACTAATAGCTTCTGCCAACTTAGATTTAACCTGATCTCGTTGTGCATCTACTCTTGCGTCGAATTCTTTAAGATGACCTTCACTAATTTCATCTAACTTGCCTTGGGAACTATCATATTTTTGTTGTAGTCCTTTAGCAAATTCAGTCGCAGCTTTTTCTCTTCTTTCTGCTTCTCTAGCTCTGTAAGTTAATTTGTCTATTCTTTTTTGAACACCTTCGGTATACTTACCGAGATCTTCTTTAGGTTTTTCTTCTTTAGGTTTAGTTTCTTCTACCGGATCTTCAATTTGTTCTACTTGAATTTTCGCCTTCTCATCGTCTTTATCATGAGAGGTATATCCTAAATCTACTTCACCAACATTTAGATTTATATCTTCCTTTGTCTCTTCCTTTTTTTCGGGTTCTTTGACTTCGACTGTTTGTGCTTTCGCATCGTCTGTGTCTAGTTCCACTTCATCAGTTTTGACATTTGGTTCTGCCATTGTTTCCTCCTAGTATAAGTGAAGAATGTCTTCGGGTTTATTAATCTTGGCAATGATTTCATCATCATTTAAAATACGATGCTCACCAAATTTCGTTTGAAATCTGGAACCTGAATATCGTCCATAAACAACAAATTCACCTTCTTTGCACCAAGGGCCTGTTGGAAATTTTTCTTTGTCTTTGTAACAAAGATCTCCCATACGAATCACTAATCCAACGACTGTTGTCATTTGAATAGTTTCGTGAGTTGTATCAGAAAGTATAATTCCACCCTTAGTCTTTTTCTTACCAGACCAAGGACGCACTAGCATTCTATAACCAACAGGCTTTGGTAAAGTATCAATATACTTACCGACACCTTCCGCATCTGTGGGTATTGGTTTGCCTTCTTCTTTGTCTGCAGCGTCTAATATAGGCTTGATTAAGCCTTTAGGTTTGATTAATTGTTGTGTCACCGTCGTCATCCTCCTTTTGCAGGTCTTTAAGATCCTGAAGCACTGCGTCATATGCAGTGAGTTGTCCTCTACTATAGTTCAATTTCTCTATCGTGTCTACACCATAGCATAGATGTTCTTTAACGGCGTCTCTATTCTTATTAATTCTTTTTTTGATAACTTCTACTGAGTATGGATCAAGCATGACGTTCTAACATTATTTTATTATCACCAGAGTCTAATACTTTAAAATCCCAGTAAGTAAGAGCTTTTCCAATTAATTCCATATCATAAACTTTAAAATCATCAAAAATTAATCTTGAACCTTTTCTTGTTTTCTCCGCGAACCATAAAGCCTCTCTCATCACCTCTTTAGTCGTATGTGGTCCATCAAAATGCACAAGATCGAATACTTTATCAGTTGAATTAAACAAATTCATGTATTGCCTATCTGTAAAATGATAAAAATTAAAGTTTTTATTATTTGAAAAATCTTTAAGCAATTGTATTTTCATAGCATCTGGATACGTAGGACTTTTTGTTGTCAATTCACCCTTGTCATTTTTCCAGAATGTTATCTTTCCCTCTTTGTCCTTATCAAAGTGTTGATATTCTAAATCACCGTAAGGATCTATCGCTATATGTTCGTAAGGTTTTTTTCCGATACGCTTTTTAATACCCATCATGATAACTTGTGAACCAAGTCCTTCACGAACACCTATTTCACATGTTGTAATTGATTTAGGTTCTTCAAAAAATGGTAAAGTTTCGCTCCACTTTTTTAGTAGTTCATACTCAGTGCTATCTCCTCTAATCATAGATTAGAGCTTTATATAATGATTATTTTCGACTGTCTACTTCTTTCCGTTACGGAAGATCTGAGTTCCCTTAATACCAAAAATACTCGCGCAGACAAGAATCCATAAATTTGTAAACCAGCTCGGAAGCGCCTGGAAATGCTCAAAGAACACTTTTATCTTATCCATAGCCGCCGGATCGTCCGACCAGACCCCATATGCGAGCACCAAAATTGGCAACGTGAGAATCGCAAGGACCACCTCATCTTTATAGTCGTTTTGACGGGCTTCTAAAAGTTTGCCCTGGTAAGCTTCCTCACCTCGGGCCATCTTAGCTGCGTGCATGTGTTGCGCATCAGCCATAGCCATTTGAGTCTCTTTACGCTTTTTGTAGATGTGAGTACCTGCG